TGGTCATATACGTTATCAAAGTACCCCATATATAAATAACGCATTTACTGATTTTATATTCACAGTACAAACTTTTGATGCGCCCGTCTCAACCGTCGCGTCCGACTCATCCTACTATATAATTACTAGATCTGGTGGTGGTGGTGCAAGAAGGCAGCATTATGGAGCTCCTGGGGGAAACAGCACCCGCAATGTCGTGGTAAATCATGGTGATGGATGGTTTTATAACCGCAGCATTCAGGTTAATTATGGCAGCCTAAATTTTTGGGGATCAATAACGGTAGATATTACTTTATACAACACCTCATTTACTCAAGAATATTCTGGTTCTCCAGGTGGTTTTTATTATGGTAATAATATTCCCGATTTCTATGCTCAACGAATTGGTCAATGTATATTACTAACTTTCCATACCAATCACGGTATGAGCAGTACGGAGATCAATCAAACTACTGGTACTGTTATAAGTGGAGCACAAATCGCAAGTAATATTGTCACAGCAGTTGCTAATAGATTAACGTTTGCAACATTTAGCAATCCAACTGGTGTCAATACTGTTGAAGCTGTATTTTATAATGGTAATAGAATTCAGTTGAGAGATAGTCAGAAACGAATCTTTGACTTTAATGGTGTATCAAATGGTACTAGTCCATATATTATTAAAACTATTGGAAGTGTTATTGGTGGTCAAGATGATTATTATGCAATTACTGGGATTGGATCTACAGCAATTGAAATGTCAACACCTATACGAATTGTTCCAAGAGTACTTGAATTTGACAATGGTGATATCTTATACCATACGGATGAAGAATACCATATTGGATTTAATAACAATATAGATCATACATTGGCGAATGGTCAAAAAGTTGTTTTTAATGTTCTTAATGGCAGTGCTCCAGGTGGATTGGTTGATGGTAACACTTATTGGGTAATAACTGATGATAATAAGTATATTAGATTAGCTGATAGTCCAGAGAATGCAGATGCAAATAATAATATCATAACAGGAGCAGGATCTGGAAGTTACAATCTAAAAGTATATTCTATAAGCGGTAAAGTTGCTGGTATTGGAACAGTTGAGGTATCAGAATCTAGTGTAAATGTTAGTGGAACAAATACTAAATTTAGATCCACTTACAAAGTTGGAGATCAGTTTTCTATCGTATCAATAGGATCTACAATAAACGAATTTAGAGATTCAACTATCGTTTCTATTGTTAGTGATACATCACTAACGTTAGATAATGCACCTGGAATTGGTGTTACTGGCGTACCGCACTACACTCAAACTAAAGTAAATGTTAGAGCTGATGGTGAATTTGTCCATAGACCTTTTGACGGTGGTGTGGAAATTAGTGCTGGGAAATCTCCAGATTCTAGTGTTGTTCGCCAAACACGTAAATATTTCCGATATCAGTCTGGTAAGGGCATTCAGTGCTCCATGGCAATTAATTTCAACCCAGCACGTCCAGTCAGATTAGCATCTGGTAGTGGTACAACTGTTGTTATGACAACAGAATATCCACATGGTCTAACTTCTAGCAATAGTATTAAAGTATCAGGTGCAAGTGATTCTGTATATAATGGAACATATACTGTCACAGCAGCCACAGATTTTACATTTACATATACTGCCAGCGGTAGTGTAACTGAAGCTAATCCAACTGGTTTTATTGAGTATTCTATTAATGGATATAGTAATGCTGGTATTCGTGCTGGATTATTTGATTTCCAAAATGGATTTTTCTTTGAATATAACGGATCTGATTTATATGCTGTCAGAAGATCATCGGTACAACAATTGTCTGGTGTATGTAATGTAAATAAAGGATCAAACATTATTGTCGGTACAAATACAAGATTCCAGGATCAATTGTCTACTGGTGATATGATTGTGATTCGGGGACAGTCTCATAAAGTCACCAGTATTGTATCTCAAGATGAAATTCATATTCAACCTTATTACAGAGGAACTGCTGCTTCTGGTGCTATTGCCACTAAAACAATTGATCTCAAAATATCACAATCAAATTGGAATATTGATAAGGCAGACGGAACTGGACCCTCTGGTTATATTTTAGATATTAATAAGATTCAGATGGTTTATCTTGATTATTCTTGGTATGGTGCTGGTAAGATTCGTTTTGGATTTAAAGATACTTATGGACATGTGAAGTATATGCATGAGTTCATTCATAATAATAGATTGAATGAAGCTTATATGAGATCTGGTAATGTTCCAGCAAGATATGAGGCATTCAACTCTGGTGGAACACCAACATTTATTCCATCTCTATTCCACTGGGGAACATCTGTTATCATGGATGGTGGATTTGACAATGATGACAGTTATCTATTTACTGCTTCTGGTAATCAACTTACGTTTACAAACGGTGATACTTCCTCTGCAACAACAAATCTTCCTAGTGCATTAACCTCAGTTGGTAAAAGATATAAAAATTACTATGTGAAACTTTCATTCCCATCGAGTGCTGCATCTCAATTTACAACAGGTATTCCACTCTATACAGCTGATGGCGCATTAAATGGACAAGCTGTTGAATTTACCCAGTATAGTTCTGGAGGCATTGATGTATACATTTACATTTCTAGTGGTTATTTTGCCCCTGCAATTTATCCAAGTGTTGCAAGTGGAGTAGTAGTAAGTATTGGTGCTCCATCAACTGGTGCCGTTGGTACGGTTGATTTGACAAGTTTAATTCCACTGATTAGTATTCGATTAGCACCTTCAGTTGATAATAATATTATTGGCGCATTGGGTGAAAGAGACATTATTAATCGAATGCAATTGAAACTGCAAGAACTTGGTATTTCAGTAACACATGATACGGAGATTACAGTTCTACTAAATGCATCTGTAAATAATCTTAGTTATTTGAATGTTGGTACTCCATCACTTTCTCAGTATGTTGCACACCTTCAAGGCGATACCGTTGAAGATGGTACTGTAATCTATCGATTTAGAGCTTCTGGTGGAAATAAAGATGGTGTCACTGGAAAGTATATAACTTCTTCAAGTGCGTTTGATCTTTCTCAACTAATTGACCTGGGCAATTCTATCCTTGGTGGAGATGGTGTTTTCCCCAACGGACCTGATATTATTACGATTTGTGCAACGGTTATTAATACTTCTGAGATTGACTCTACCGTATCTTATCAGGTATCTTCCAGACTATCTTGGTCTGAATCTCAGGCATAATTTCCCCACATACATATGATATAATGAATCATATGGTTGACTTCGTTAATGAGAACTCTTGCCCAATATTGCTTAGAAAATGGTGGAATAGTTAGTCCTTTAATTATTCCATCTGATTTTACGAACGGAACATCTCTCTTTAATCCATCGGTCTTTGTTGATGATGATGGTACTGTGCTGACTATTATTCGTCATTGTCAGTATACATTATATCATTCTGAGAAGAGGAACTTTGAGCACCAATGGGGGCCTCTTCTATATTTAAATCCAGAGAACGATATAAGTCTTACTACAAAAAATTATCTGGCAGAATTAAACGATAATTTAAAAATCAAACGTGTTTATGAAATAGATACGAAAGATCTTGACAAAAAACCTAAGTGGTCATTTGTCGGTCTAGAAGACGCAAGACTTGTAAAGTGGGAAGGAAGATATTACATTTGTGGTGTTAGGAGAGATACTACCACAAATGGTCAAGGTAGGATGGAATTATCTGAAATTGATTATCCATCCAGACCATTAAAAGAAGTTTCAAGACAAAGAATTCCCGCACCAGGAAAGGATGACACGTATTGTGAAAAGAACTGGATGCCAATCTTAGATAAACCATTCCATTATATCAAATGGTCAAATCCAGTCCAGGTTGTAAAATACAATCCAGAAGATAAAACTACAGTTGATGTTTGTATCAAAGATTTTAAAGAAGATGTAACTCAAAATGCAAGAGGTGGATCACAAGTAGTTCCTTATAAAGATGGTTACATAGCCATACAACATATTACATATTTGTATAAGACACCTGCAGGAAGGAAAGATGCAGATTATAAACATCAGATTACGGTATACGATAAAGACTGGAATGTAATTAAACAGTCTAAAATATTCAGTTTTATGGGGGCAAGGATTGAATTTACATGCGGAATGGCAAGAAAGGATGGAAACTTTTTAATCAGTTTTGGGGTTACTGATAATGCTGCATATATTATGAGACTTTCTGAGACAACTTTGGAGGAATTTATAAATGAGTAATTTATTAAATGATTTTATCTTTGAACCTGAAAATTATCAAAAGAATTATGATCTTGGTTTAGAGTATTATAAAATTGGTCAGACAGCATCTGCTATTTGTTTTTTTCTCAGGTGTGCAGATAGATGTAAAGATGAAGATATTGATCTTGCTTATGAATGCTTAATTCATATTGGTGATTGCTTCTTTAAGCAAGGAAATAGACTTGAGCATGTTCGTTGTATGTACAAACAGGCTATTTCTACCTTACCAAAAAGACCAGAAGCATATTATAAGTTAGCTCACTTTGAGAATACTAATGGTCAGTATCAAAATGCATATTTTTTATGCTCTCAGGCATTTGAACTATGTGATTTTGAATCTAAAGAATTTATTCATAATAGTGAATATACTGGAACGCATTGTCTCTTGTTTGAAAAAACAAGAGCTTCATGGTATTGGGGCAAGGTTACTGAAAGTAAGGATGGTTTAATTAAACTTTATGACGATCATTGGGGAGAATTGACAGAATTTCAAAAGGATGTTGTTAAAAAACACTTAATTGAGTATCATAAAGTTGATATTGGATCTGTTATTGATAATTTTTATGCAAACCCAAACAGCATAGAATGGGGAAATCTTACTAAAGATCCTGAAACTAAGGATTACATTGCGACAGAATTAATCAGTGGAATCTATAGTAAATTCTTTGATGTTGAAGAAGGTGATGTTGTCTTTGATATTGGTGCAAGTGTTGGATTATTTCCTCTCACAGTATTGAATAAGAATCCTAAGGAAATACACTGCTTTGAGCCAAACAAAGTATTGTTTGATGCCATGACTAAAAATTTAAAGTCATTTGATAATCTGCATTTGAACAATATTGGTATTGGTGGAAAGAAAGGAGATGAAGTATTTTTAGAAACCACTTATGCATATGATGACGACTCTGAAAAATTTGTGTCTACAACAACCTTTATGGACTATGTGAAAAGTAAAGGTATAGAAAAAATTGACTTCCTAAAGACTGATTGTGAAGGCGGTGAGTGGGATATTTTCACTAAAGAAAACTATTCCTGGATTAAGAATAATGTTCGCAAAGTGACTGGTGAATTCCATATCCATAAAAATCCATTATTCAGAAAGAAGTTTATTGAATTCAGAGATCTTTATCTTAAAAATGCTAAGAATGTTGTAGTATTCTATTCAAATAAGAATGCGGATATTTATAAAATTGATGTTTGGGATGATGAGTCAGTTGAAAAAATTTCTTATTGTAATGTATCATTTGAATTGTCAACTGAAATATCACATTTTGAATTTAGCAAAACTTATAAATCTACGACTTGGATAGTTGATAATTTTTATGAAGACCCTGATTCTGTAAGAAAATTTGCATTAGATCAAGATTATCATATTGGTGGAATTGGTCGCGGATACATTGGCAACAGAACCCTTCAACAGTTTTTGTTTCCAGGTCTCAAAGAAAGATTTGAGGAGGTAATGGGTCGAAAGATTACAGGATGGCAAGAATATGATATGAATGGTAGGTTTCAGTATTGCTGGGCTGGTCAACCCAGAGTGTGGCATATGGACAATCAAATGTGGGGAGGTATGATATACTTATCACCAGATGCTCCATTTGAATGTGGAACTTCTTTATTCGCACATAAAAAAACCAGAGCTAGAAGTCGGGATGATGAAGGATGGGGAGTTTCTTGGACAGGTCCTGGTGATCCACATTTAGATGGAACTCCCTTTGAACCTGTAGATGTTCTTGGTAATGTCTATAATCGACTTGTTATATTTGACGCAAGTTGCATTCATTCCGCATCCGAATACTTTGGTACAGTTAAAGAAAACTGTAGATTATGGCAAATGTTCTTCTTTGACACAAAATCATGACTTTTATTATCTATTCAAAAACTGGTTGTCCATATTGCGACAAGATCAAGAGTGTGCTAGAATTGTGTGAGCAGAAACACGTTGTTTATCTGCTTGAACGAGAGTTCACAGGGCAAGAGTTCTATGACAAATTTGGCGAAGGATCGACCTTCCCACAAGTGGTTTGTAAGGACAAAAAATTAGGAGGCTGCGTTGACACAATCAAATTCCTCAGAGAGCAAAAAATCGTCTAAACTTCCTATAAATAGAGGTGTAGACTTAATTCTTAATGGAGTCAAAAAACCAAAGCATTTATTTGACTTGAATCTTTATCAAAGATTTAGGTTTTTCAAAAGAGAAATATTTTTTAAATTAAATTTCTTTTTTGATATTAAGAAAAGATAGGAGAGGAACCATGTTAGCAGTCTCACTTGTTTTAGGGTCATTCCTTTTAATCGGAGCATTTCTTACTGGATTTATTTTTGGATGGATAGTAAGAGAGAATGTGGTATCATTTAATGTGCCTGAAGGATTGCACCCAGAAATGTATGACGAAAATGGCGGGGTTCTTCCCGATCAATTAATATCATTTCGCTTTGAAAATGGATTTGAAGACCACGAAGAAGACTATGAGTAAACTGTAAATTAATTATGGCTAAAAAATTACCACCAAACCCACTACAGTCTGAAATCTTACAGGCTGTATCAAGCGCAAAAACTAAAGCAGCAAAAGTAAATATTCTTAGAGAATATCGTAACCCTGCTTTAGTTTCTTTACTTATTTGGAATTTTGATGAATCTATCAAGAGCACTGTTCCAGAAGGTAAAGTACCATATACCGAAAATGATAAACCTATTGGTGATGGCATTTCCCGTCTCGTCAGTAATCAAAGAATGTTTTACAATTTTGTAGAGGGAGGAAATAAAGAACTCACTCGCACTAGACGTGAAGCACTTTTCATTGAACTGCTTGAATCTCTCCACAAAGATGAAGCAGAGTTACTTTGTTTAGTAAAGGATAAAAACATTGGAAGCAAATACAGAGTTACAAGAAACGTTATTGCCGAAGCCTTCGAGGACATCGTATGGGGAAATAGAGCCTAATATGTCTTGGACTGATGAAGAAAAATCCCTAACTAGAAAGAACTATGGATGTACAATTCTACAAACGGATTGTGGTCCATCTGATGCAAACGACAAGAGTCTCCCTACAGATGCGTTTTTAGTAGAGTTTCAAATTGATGGTGAAACATATTATGATATCACTAGGGCTGAAAAAGAGTCTAAACTATTTGATATGTACTATGATAAGTTTGGAAAGGGGTTTGTGAAATTTTCTTGGACAAAGGGAACTATCAAACCAAAACTTTGGGGATACAAACCTGTCGAGGAAAAGAAGAAAAAACGCTGAAGATGTGCTAAGATGTATGAGGAACTGAATGACTTTGAGGAAGCCCTCAAACACTTTGGAACAAGAGTTGAGATCATTACTGTCATGGAAATGGCACGTAAACTATCATCTGAAGATGCCTATCAGATGATCAAGGATGAACTCAAAGAAGTAAAAAAATGTCGTAAACGTTTCAAGAATGAATCATGTTAAACTGATCTCTGTTACTCCTGATGCAGAGAAAAATATTGCATATTGTGCTCGTGTAAGCAACCCCAACAATCAAGAGAACGAAAAGATCGCTGGTCTTCTCAAATACTGCATCAATCATAAGCACTGGAGTATTTTTGAGCAAGCATATATGACTCTTGAGATCAGTACGACCAGGGGACTTGCGGCTCAAATTTTGCGACATAGGAGTTTCACATTCCAAGAGTTTTCTCAACGGTATGCTGATAGTTCTATGCTAGCAACTAAGATTCCTCTTCCTGATTTACGTCGTCAAGATACAAAGAATCGCCAAAACTCTACTGATGATTTGGATGCTTTTCATAAGCAAGAGTTTGAGATTGCTATTGAAAGGCATTTTGCAGCTGCAATGGATCTATATCAGACTATGCTTGATCATGGTGTGGCAAAGGAATGTGCTCGTTTTGTGCTTCCTTTGGCCGTACCCACAAAAATTTACATGAGTGGCTCAATTCGCTCATGGATTCATTATATCGATCTGAGATCCGCCAATGGTACTCAGAAAGAACATATGGATATTGCCAAAGAGTGTATGTGTGTTTTTGCAGGAGAATTTCCTGTAATATCCGAAGCACTTGGTTGGGTGAGTCATACTAAATAATTTTGTTAGGATTTTAATTTATGGCAACATATCCAGTTGTCCACCTTAAAACAGGTGAGACAAAAGAAGTGAAAATGAGCGTACATGAATGGGACCAGTGGAAAACAAATAATCCTGATTGGTCAAGAGATTATTCTGATCCTAATAGCTGCCCTGGTGTATGTGAGGTGGGTGAGTGGCGAGATAAACTCGTCGCTAAGAATCCTGGTTGGAATGAGGTGCTTCATAAAGCATCTAAATCTCCTGGTTCCAGAGTAAAGAAAATCTAGTAAATACAAACCTTATGCCAGCTAAAAAGAGGAAGAACTCAGCTCAACAACCAATTGGAGTTGGACTCACTGCGAAGCAGATGAAGAGAAAGAAACCTATCAATTCTGATCTACTTCTTGACATTGAACCGCTGACAGATAACCAGAAAAAATTCTTTAATGGTTACGGAGAAGGAAAACATCTAGTAGCGTATGGTTGTGCTGGTACTGGAAAGACCTTTATTGCCCTCTACAACGCTCTAGCAGACGTTTTAAATGAGATCACGCCATATGAGAAGGTTTATGTGGTTCGCTCTCTTGTAGCGACCAGAGAGATCGGTTTCTTACCTGGAGATCATGAAGATAAATCATCTCTTTATCAGATTCCATATAAGAATATGGTAAAGTATATGTTCGAGATGCCAACTGATACAGACTTTGATATGCTGTATGGCAATCTTAAATCTCAGGAAACTATAAGTTTCTGGAGCACATCATTCATTCGTGGTACCACATTCGACAATGCAATTATTATTGTTGATGAATTCCAAAACCTAAACTTTCATGAGTTAGATTCTATTATCACTCGTATTGGTGAAAATAGTAAAATTATTTTCTGTGGTGATGCTACTCAGACTGACCTCACTAAAACAAACGAGAAGAATGGTATTGTTGACTTTATAAACATTCTACGCAAGATGCCATCATTCGATATTGTAGAGTTTGGGGTTGACGATATTGTAAGATCTGGTATTGTTAAAGAGTACTTACTAGCCAAAATGGAAATGGGAATGTGATGTTTAACCATATTGATGTAAGTCTCCCTTCATTAGAGAGGGAGACCATTGACGGAACTAGATTCTACAAAACTCCAGATGGTAATCAAAAACTTGTTTCGATCACTTCAGTCATTAGTTGGATCAATCGAGATAAGTTTACCTCTTGGAGGAAGAAAGTTGGTGAAGAAGAAGCAAATAGGATTACCAAGGCAGCAACTGGCCGTGGAACTGATATGCACACTCTCACTGAGCATCTTCTTAAGAATGACGAACTTCCTAGTGGTTCTGTGAAACCCATGGGAGAGTTTCTTTACTTAATTGCAAAGGAAGATTTAAAGCAAATCGACAATATTCACGCCCTTGAAAGTTCCCTATATAGTTTGCGATTAGGTATCGCGGGAACGGTGGATTGTATTGCAGAATACAACGGCGAACTTGCTATTATCGACTTCAAGACTTCTAAGAAACCAAAACCAAGAAAGTGGATTGATCATTACTTTGTGCAAGCTGCGGCATATGCATGTATGTTTTATGAACTTACACAGATTCCTGTCAAGAAACTAGTCATCATCATGGCTTGTGAAGACGGAACTTGCAAGGTGTACGAGGAGTATGATAAAATAAAGTATATTAAAAATTGGATGATTATGTCAGAAACTTCGTTAATTCTAAACTTTCCCAGTATGACAAATGACCTTAAGAAAGAGATCGAAAAAAAGTTCATTACATCGGATAAGTTTTCCCAAGATGTAGAGCAAATTGTTCTCAAACAAAAAATGAATTACATCGATGCAATCTTGCATTACTGTGACGAGAATAGTGTTGAAATTGAATCTATTTCTAAACTGATGAACAAACCACTCAAGGAAAAACTTAAGTGGGATGCTGTTCGTCTAAACTTTATGAAAAAAACATCCAAAGCGAAGTTGCCTTTATGAGCGATTTTATGGAGTCCGAGTTTGTTCAGGAAGGCCTGGGCAAAATTGAACGTCTACAACATGAAATTTATGCAGATATACTTAAATATGACGATTTCGATCGTGAAGATAAAATGAATCATCTTAACAAGATGAGTGAATTGGTAGAAACTCAAGAGGTTATGTACGCTCGCATGGCTCTGAGTGATGATCCAGAAGCAATTGAAAAAAGAGAATCTCTTCAAAAACTAGTTCATGCAATGGGATTCGGTTATGGTGCCGATGTCAGAGCAGTCTTTACTGAACTACGTGCGAGCATCCGTGAGTTGAAAGAAGAGCTTGACGACCGATCCTAAATCACCTATAATAAACACGTTCACAACACAGGCCAAATCCGAATGTCCTTTTCCGATCTAAAGAAAAAATCTTCTCTGGGTTCCCTCACTAGCAAACTGGTGAAGGAAGTCGAAAAAATGACCAAGACTGGTGGTGGAGACGATCGTCTCTGGAAACCACAACTTGACAAAACTGGTAACGGTTACGCTGTAATCCGTTTCCTCCCTGCTCCTGATGGCGAAGATCTGCCATGGGCAAAACTGTATTCCCACGCCTTCCAAGGCCCTGGTGGTTGGTTCATTGAGAACTCTCTCACCACTCTCGGACAAAAGGACCCCGTATCTGAGCATAACTCTCAACTCTGGAATAGTGGTCTAGAGTCTGACAAAGATATTGCTCGTAAGCAAAAGCGTAAACTGTCATATTATAGTAACATCTATGTTGTCAAGGATCCAGTCAATCCTGATAACGAAGGTAAAGTATTCCTGTTTAAGTTTGGTAAGAAGATCTTTGACAAACTCACCGCTGCAATGCAACCTGAGTTTGAAGATGAAGATCCCATCAACCCCTTTGATTTCTGGCAAGGTGCTAACTTCAAACTGAAGATCAAGAAAGTTGCAGGTTACTGGAACTATGATTCTTCTGAGTTTGCACGTCAAGATCCTCTTCTAGACGATGATGATGCTATGGAAGCACTCTGGAAGCAAGAGTATTCTCTAACGGCTCTAGTTGCACCCGATCAGTTCAAAACCTACGATGAACTGAGGACTCGTCTTGACTACGTTCTAGGTATTAAGGGAACTCCTCGTTTCCAAGATCAAGAAACTGTTGAGGAAGAAGAACAGTTCCGTCAGGAAAACCGTGGTGAGGTCGCATCTCCATCTTACAGCACTGATCAAGGTGGATTCAATGACCCAGACATTACTGGTTCTGATGATACTCTGAGTTATTTCCAAAAACTAGCAGAGGAGTAATTACTCTGCAGAGTTGACTCTATCATTGTTGGCTCTAATAGTTTCATTATCAACAAACTGGGAGGATCTGTCATATCGCAGGTCCTCCCTTAAATCGTTTATGGCTTGTTGAACATACTGTGTTCTTAGTAGACTTATGGATCTCTTCTTATTATTCTCCAAAACTTCATACTCATAGTATGTCACCCCAGTAACAGGATTCAACATATTACCAAGTTGATTTGGATTTGGAAATTGGAAATCCGACTTAACAACTATGTCTGCGGGTAGATGTAATCTCCCATCAGCATCTTTTACTTCTCTCGTCAGATAATACTTGAAATTATTCAAGTTATTTCCATGTTTTTCAAGAGCATATTCATAAAGATGCTTATCATCAAGAGGCCATTCATCTCTTACGTTGACTATATTATTTGAGATTAGAACCAACCAATCTAATTCAGGATCTCCATAGTATTCATTCGCTATAGTATCAGGTCTTTCTCCCTGTCTAACTTCATAATTATCAAAAACAGTCAATTGATCTTGAACATCATCTCTTAATTTGACTCTTCTAAAGAAATTTTTTAGTTTGACATAATCCCTATCAGAGACTCTATCTTTAAAAGGTGATGGATATTCTATGTCTGGTAAGTATCTGAAGTAACCCATTAGTAACCGACTCCATTTGGTGCTGCAGTTTTATAATCATCAGAGTAGATGGGAGCAAGTTCTTGGAATGTTAGACTCATATTCATTGCAACAGGTGTCCCATCCTCATATGTTGCATAGGTTCCAGATCCAGTATAGTTTACTGACATACTAGTCAGTGCCATAGGCTTAAAAGAGTTTAGGAATGGATGATCACCACTACCTTTTTTATAAGTTACTTGAAAGATATCTGGTGTTCTAATAAAGACACCACCATCAAGTTTTGGCGTAGACCCTATTTTGATTTCTCTAATAATTTTTTTTACCTCTTGACCTTCTTTTTGATTTCTTGGAACAAACTGAAATTCAAACTGAAATTGCCTCAATGTTGGACCATTAAATAACAATTCCATATTAGGATTTAAAACCTGCCCTTTTGATCTTGCTAAAACTTGAGATGCTGTAATATTACTACCAAACCCCCGAACAATC